ATACGCCAGTTAAGATTGGGCGTTCCTTCTCATCTTTATTATCCCATAACATCTTAAACGTATCAGGGCTAATAACTACATCAGAGTCTACCCAAAGTAGCCAATCTGATTTATTTCCTTCGTACCAGTGATTTATCACACGGTCTCTTTGTCTAGCAATTTGATTGCCTTGACTTCGTAGAGTTGTAACAACTTCTACTCCAGAGTGCAGCATTACATCTGTAACGCCCTGCATGAATCTACCATCAACCATACCATTATCGCACCAAGCGATAGCAAGCTTGTCGTTCATATCGTCCCTTTTAATATTAAATTACCACTTAACCTTGTCAGCCCAATATGCTGCTGACATCTTCCCTTTAGCGATATTGCTAGCATGACGAGCCTTAAATGACTTACGTCGTGCTGCATAGGATGCAGACTCTCCAGCTTTCTTAGGAGAGCCTGACACACCCTGCTGACCAAAGCGAATTGTCTTTACTTGACTACCAACCTTAGCAACCACAATATGTGATTTCTTAGGATGGTTAGGTGTACGCTTAGGTTGGTTATAACCAGATACACCTGCTCGCGTTAATCTTGAATCTTTCATTACATACCGCTTCTAGGACGTATTACTCTCTTTAAACGTGGGTTAGCCTTAACAGCAGCCTTCGATGCTTTCCTCGCACCCGCAGCAACTATTGCACCCGCACGTTCCATTGAGACACCTTGCCTCGCAGCAACTTTTTTTTGGACTGCTTTGAATCCTGGATGCTTCTTTGATTTTTTCATTATTTATTCCTTAGCGCTCTGTTGTGCTCTGCAACTGCTTTTTTAAGTTGCGCTTCATACTGTGCAGGTGTCATCTTTTTGAAAGGAATATCCTTTGGCTTCATTGTAGTTTTCTTGGTTTCGGTGTTGTATGTTCCACCACCAGGTACTGCTACATTCAAACCTTTTTTAGTTGGTGTAGGCTTTGGCTTTGGAGTTGGTTTCTTAGTAGCCATTACTTCTTACCAGCTTTCTTAGCTGGAGTAGATGTTGGCTTCTTTGCTGCAGTCTTCTTTGCTGCTGCCTTAGCAGCCGCTGCGCGTTCTGCCTTAATACGTGCCATTGCCGCCTTCTGCTTTGCCTGGAATGCCGCTTCGCGCTTTGCCTTAGCTGCAGCCTTTGCTGCTGCTGCCTTCGCTGCTTCCTTCTTTGCAGCACTTGCTGTTGTAGCAGATGTGGTCTTTCCAAATGAACCCTTTGCGCCAACAGAAACTGAATCGCCAGTTTCTTTGATGCCTTTAGCCATAGTAGAAGCAGAAACTGCACCTGGCTTTTTAATATAATTTGTTGTTGCTTTTGCTGCCGCTTTGCTACCAAATACAGCGCGTCCTACACCAGATGATGTAATTGCTGGCATTGCTTTTGCAGCAAGACGACCTGCTCCAGGAATACGACCTGCTATCAATACAGTACCTGCAAGTTTAGCTGCCTTACCTACACCTTCACCAAATGAAAGTGAATCTTTGCCCTTGGTAACTTTAGTAGAGTATGAATAACCCTTGCCACCACCTGCTGCAGCAACCTTCTTGTCGCCTGGCTTCATTGAAGGCTTGGTTGTAGAACCAGCCTGACCTGACTTAGCAGGACCCTTTGTATACTGACCTGCTGGCTTGCGTAAGCCATATGCTGGAGTACTGGCACTCTTTGGGCCAGATGTAGCACTCTTAGATGAAGAGCCAATTAGTTTATCAACACGCTCTGGTGTATAAAGGCGACGTAGCGCTTCTTTATATTCTGCAGATTGAGAACCTGACGCTGACTTAAGAGCCTTTGTCATACCCATCTTCTTAATTTCATCAATTGTCTTTTGTGAAACCTTGATATCCTTGTTCCACTTTGACTTATCAATTGCCATATGTTTTCCTTTAGTCTCCGATTGCTTTCATTACTTGACTTACTTCTTTAGTTACCTTATCCGCACGAACCATCTTCTCTGCGTTATAGGCTTTGCCAAGAGTCTCGCTAGCCTTGTAGGCTGCTTCAACTTGTACTGGGTGAGTCCCATTAGGTTGTATTCCGTCGGCTCTTGCTTGACGGTAGAATGCGAGTCTGTTACCCCAGGATTTATCTGAGATATCTCTAGCCGCATCTCCAGTATTAAGTTGTAGTCCCTTAGCCTTACAACCAAAACAAGGGTCGTAATCGCAATGGGTATGGTCTATTGAGACCTGTTCTTCTTCTCTGAACGGTGTACTAGATTCAACACCGCAAAGAACGCAATCCCATAAACTAGCAATAAAATCATGGTCTTCATTGAAGCCCCACTCCTTTACTCTGCTAATATGGGGGCAATTAGATTTCTCTAAAGTTTGCTTCTGTGACATCATCTACCCCTGCAATCAATGCATTCTTAGTTGCTTCTGTTACTTCATGTTCATGACCACCAAGCCAATATTCGTCCACGGCTTCTAGTTCATCATGATTAAACCATCTACCAATCTCGTAGTAATCACCTACACGGGTAATGGTTAATCCTCTTTTAAGTTTATAGAAGTAGAACAAGCGATGCTGTCCGCTAGGACCTTCTTCTACAACTGGTGTTGTGAATATATAATTTGGCATTGTTCTCCTTAGTGAACTTACCCTTAAGTAGGGATATTGCTACCCCTACCCAAGTGTCAATCAACTAAGCGATTGAAGAACCTGACTCAATGCGGTATAGAGCCTCTTCACGATAACGTGCGAAGCCTAGTACGCCGTACCATCCGATTGGACGGAAGCGGTTCAACTTATCGGTAACTGGACCGATAACTGTGTGTGGCTCTTCTGCCACAGCCTCAGCAAGTGCTTGCTTACCGCAAAGGATTGTGCGGTATACGCGAGCAGATGCAGCACCGTCTGTAGCGTTGTATAGACGTGGTGATTCAACGAAGAATGCACCCTTGTAACGTCCAACTTCGCCTGCCCAGATGCGGTCCTGTGACATGCCGTACGCGTTTGGAATTACCCAACCTGCTGAACCTGCTTCAAGCATAAGGTCGTGTGCAACTTCTGGGTGGATACCAGCCCAGTAGTCTTGTCCACGCTTGCCTGTAGCCTTGTTCTTGCGAAGTTTAGCAACTGCCTTAGCAATGTTTGCTGTTGAAAGTGTTGCTGCCGCAGTGATTGTAGCAGTTGATGTTGCAGTTGAACCTGAGTAGATTACGTTTGAGCCACCGCGAAGAGTTGTCATCGCTAGTTCGTCAATTGAATCTGCCTGGTTACGTGCCATCAATGTTACAATATCTGGGTCAATGTCAGTTAGTGAGAAGAGCTTCAACGCACGTGTGTTGGTTGTTGCATTTCCGAATTCCTGCATTGTGATTGTTACAGAAGTTGGTGTACCGACTGTTACGCCATCAATGTCTGATGTTTCTGTAAGAGCGGTTGTTGCCAACGCTAGGTCAGCATGCTTCTGTAGAACAACTACGTTACCGTTGTTGGTCTTTGCTACTGGGCGCTTGTCTGCTACTGAACGAATTAGAGGTTCGTCGCGTAAAGCAAACTCAATCATCTTGTCGTATGCTTTTTGTACAAGACCTGCGCTACCAGCGGTTCCACCTAAAGACGCGGAGTCTGTTGAGGTATAATTTGTAGCCAAGTGTGTCACCTCCAGTGACTAGATACTATGATTTTATTGTGAGTACAAGATGCGCTCAAGTTCTTCTTGACTTGTAGCGTTAGCGATTCGCATCTCAATATCTTGTGCTCGGTCAGGTGTTAATGCACCTTCGACGAGGGAGTCCTGATTACGTAATTCACGACGGTCCTCATCATTGATTCTAGATGCTTCCCTTGTTGGCTCGTATCCGAAGTCTTCACCATTCTCAATAAGCCAATTCTTAACAGAATCTGCGCTTACTTCTGAATCTAAGTCTCTCAGAATATACTTTGCTAAACTAGGTTTCACACCTTCTTGTTCTAGGATTTCTTTGACTGTGCGTTCTGTGGTCTGCTTCTTATAGCCACCAAGTTCCGCCTCAAGTTCCTTGATACGTTTTTCTTTTGCTCGGTCTGCCTTGCGTAACTTCTTTATCAAGTCATTTCCGACAGGTTCCTGCTGTTCGACTTCCATATCAAAGTCGTCTTCATCATCCCAGTATTCGTTGCTCATAGCAACCATCCACCCTTCTATTCGTTGTTAGTCGCAAGCCTCAGTTGCTATTCGGGGAAATAGGCTGGCTCTTGCTCTCGGTCTTTTACACTGGCGGGGCCGATAGGTCCGCTCAGGATACTAAAATAGACCTGCGCTGCCTCGTTCTCGAGATGCAAGTCTTCCAGCAGAACCAGCATATCTTGCTGCTTCTTGCTTTCTTATCTTTTCAATCTTTGCTAGTGCTGCAGCATCACTCTTAAATTGAGCATTAATTGCTTCTTGTTGAGTGAAATCGATACCACTTATCTTACCAAGCATCTGTCCACGCTCTAGTTCCTTAACTTGCTGGAAGCCAGATAGCGCACCAGCATAGTCAGTACCAAGTAACGCTAAATCGCTAGCGGTCGGTAGGTCAACTGTAATTCCTTGACTCTTTGCAGCAGATAGAACACTAATGCCCTTGACCTTCTTGTCAAGTTCTGCCCAACCTTGTGTGCCAGTTAGCAAAGCCTTAGCAATAGACGTACGGTCTACTCCAGGGAAGTATGTCTGTAAATCTTTCTTGAGCGCATCAGGCGCATTGTCAATAGCGCTGAAAACGCTATCGATAAGGTTAGTAACTTCCAGTAAAGATTTACCTCTACCTAGAACATCACCTAAGAAATCTTGAGTTGCTAGTTCGCCAAGACCTACGTTCCGTAGTGTATCGCCCATTGCTTCTTGGGTCTTAAAGTATTCAGCAATAGTTGGGACAGATACAGCCTCACCCTTTGCTAGGCGGTCCTGCAGGGCATAGATGCCCTTAAAACGGTCAGTAAAAGGCTTTAATGCAGGATTATTGCGTACATCTTGTAAAGATAAATTTAGGGCTTCTTGTATATCTGCGCCAGTATTGACGTAACCCATAACTACTTTATAGATAGAATCTACCCAAGCCTGGGACATTTCACCAGCGCCAAAGAATAGTGCTAAAGTATTCTTAAAGGTGTTAAGCGCTAAAGTTGGCCCACCTTCGGTAGTTGCCCCAGATGAACCAGGATTAACATTTGTATTAACCCAACCCTTAATATTATCCCATACCCAAGAACCAGCACCTGTTGGCTTTGGTGGCATTTCCCACTTACCAGTTACAGCATTATAAACATATGCAGGAGGAGTTCCTACTGGTCTATTGTCAGCACCAGTTACTGCTCCTCCACCGCCACCACCACTACCACCGACGTTACCACTACCACCGACGTTGCCATTACCAGAAGAACTTGTGGATGCAGTAGCACCTACAACTTTACCACCAGCAACAGTCTTGCCAACTGATGTACCAGTTGTGTATTTGCCAGTATTAGGAATAATTCCATCTGTCCATTGAGTTGTTGTAATGTCTGGACCAGTATAACCAATTGGAGTTACAACAGTGTACTCGCCTTGTCCGCCTGTGCCTACGCGTACAAACTTAATTTCTGCGCCTGAAGCTTTAGCTTCTTCGCTAAGAACTGGCTTTGAAAGCATTTCTTTATAACCAGCAGCAATACGAGCATTTGCTTCTGCAGATGATTCACCTGGAAGTTGGTTAGCGGTATCGGTAGACTTACCACCAGCAGCAACAACTTTTGCGGTAGCAGCATCAATTTCCGCTTTAGACATTTGAGACTTTGTAGTTGTTGCGCTAACACCCATTCCGAGTGCTTGACGCTCATCTGCAGTTAATGTCTGTCCACTTTGTAATTTACGCAGCGCTGCTGCTGTATCGACTGCCATTATACTCCAAATCCAACTGCACGTGCAAAGCCAATAGCTGCGTCACGTGCATTATTGTTTGCTTCTTCGGTTAAATCAAACTGAGGGTCAGCTTTAGCTTTTAATAAAATATCATACATAGAAGGTTGTTTACCCTTACCATCTGCACCAGCAAAATTCATATAAGACATCAAAATTGCATTATCTTTTTTAATATCTTTAGGGTCTTTTTGCCAAGTCTTAGCAAGTAGGTTGATAACAGGGGCTGCAATATCCTGTGTAGTTAAAGTTGGGTCCTTATCAAAGCGGTCTGCAAATGAAGAGTATTCCTTCTTTGCAAGTTGCTGTAATTCAATATTATACTCTTCAAGAGTCTTCTTGCCCATAGCAATCTGCTTTGCAGCATTACGCATATAGTTATCATCTACACCCATTAACCAGAATGAATCTGTCAAACCACGAACAGATGCAAGAACGCCAGTTGCTTTGTTGCCAAGCATAGCATCATCTTTGAAGTCAATCTTCTTCCAAAGATATTCACTAGCAAAATCAGCAGGCTTAAAGAATGATGGAAACTCTTGACGAGCAGTAGATTCAATAACTCTCTTAGTTGCTTCTGCGCTCGCACCAGGAGTAATTCTGCTGCTAGCGGTCTGTACAACCTTTTCAATCTGTGCATCTTGTGCAGTCTTGAATTCTTTCATGAAAGCACTAATGTCTTCTGCGGTTAACTTATAGTTAGTACCCATACCCTTTAGGGTCTCTTGAAGTAGAGCCTTAGCGGTAGCATAAGTTAGTCGAGTAACAGATGTTTGAGTGCTTGTTGTAGATGTGCTAGTTGGTCCACCAGTAGTGGAGGTAGCCATTAACTTATCTAAAAATGGCACGATAGTAGCAAGAATTGCATTATTCTGAGCATCAGTATTAGGCGTATTTTGCTCTGTAGTCAATTAGTTTACCGCCTTTAAGTTATCGTTACTAAAGTATGTCTTAATGATAGAAGATAGATTCGGATTCCACTGCTTCGCTGTCATCTCAACCCATTGGTTGTAGCCATCTTTAATGACGGCCTTACGTGGGTCATAATCTGGTAGCGACTGGTAGAATGTTACGAAGATATCACGCGCTTGCATGAATGTCTTGGTATCGTTCCAGAAATCAGTATTTCCGTTAGCCTTCATGAACTTAGGATTAGATGTAATAGTTGACAAAGCACGTGCATACTTGTAAGAAGTATCGCCGAACTCAGCCATCTTGTAGTCATCATACCAAGCCTGGCTTTGATTCTTGAAATAAGTTTCAACCGTCTGGTCTAGTACAGCTTTAAGTTCTGGATGTGAACGTAGAGTCTTACCATCGGTAATTTTAGCCTCTAGTGCATCTTTGACTAGGTTGTACTGGTCCCAAGTGCGCTGCTTGATGCGTTCAATCTCAACTTCTTTTGGAGTCAAACGGTATTCGTTAATACCTTTGCTTGTTCCAGGAAGTTTAAGATTAGGGTCAGATAAAATTGCAAGAATATTATCTGAACGCTCTGCAGGGTCGCGGCTTAGGTCAGCAGTTAGTAACGCAACAACCTTGATATCATTAGAATCAATCTGCGCTAATTGCTGTACAAGTTCGTTGTTATCTTCAA